CTTGAGATTCTCGAAGAGTCAGACGAAATACCTATTCGTTGGATTCCGATTATTCCAATATTCGGGAAAGAGCTATGGGTTGATGACGGCGGCGGCGCGAAGCGAAAGATAATGAGCTTGATCCGTCTTGCTCGCGACCCGTTTATGGCGTACTGCTACATTCGCTCGCAAGAAGCCGAAGAAGCAGGCTTAGCGCCGAAAGCCCCGTTGATGGGATACGTAGGACAATTCGAAACAGATCGCGACGCGTGGGAAAATCTGAACAAAATACCTCGCGGATTTGTTCAAGTTGATCCTGTTACTGACCCGACAGATCCGAACAAAGTACTTCCGCTACCGACGCGGCAGCCGTTTACGCCAAACTTTCAGACGTATGAAGTATTTGCTGAAGCTGCGCGACGGGCAGTTCGTACAGCGTGCGGCGGTAGTGATTTACCGACTGCAGCGCAGCGTGTAAACGAAAAGAGCGGCGTTGCGCTAAAAGAAATTGAAGCCAATGAAGATCGCGGCACGTTTCACTTCATTGATAATTATAATTTCTCGCTCGAACACGGCGGGCGCGTCTTTGACGCATGGTTCCCATACGTATTCGATACAGTTCGCGACATCGACATAATGAAGAAAGACGGAGAATTCAAAGTTATCACGATTAACGACGAAGAGTATGAAGAGAAAGGCCCTGACGGGCAAGCAGTACAGCAGCATTACGACGCTGTAACAGGTGATCACGGCGTAACTGTTAGTACAGGTAAAGACGCAGCATCGCAGCGCGATGAAGTAAAAGATTTGCTCGTAAACGTTATGGGTGAGCTTCAGCAGATTGCGGCGATTTCGCCGCCAGGTGCTGCAGCAAAGCTACTAGCGTTAAATATTCGGTTAGCAGCGCTCGGGCCGCTTGGCGACGAGATGGCCGATACGTTAGACCCGCCCGACGCAGAGAAACAGCAAGGTCAAGCGTTACAGCAAGCGCAGCAGCAAGCGCAAATGGCGCAGCAAGTCATACAAGAGCTTCAAACTGAGCTTCAGAAGATGAAGCTAAAAGAAGCTGGTCATGTTATTGACAATCAGTTTAAAGGTGCTCGCGAAGCAGCCGCTGCGAAGCAAGATATGCAGCTTGCGCAGTTAGATCGCGATATTCAGATTCTTAAAGCGCTGTTAGCTTCGAAGCAAAACATCAGCGATCAAGAGTTTGAGATGTTTAAGACTACTTGGGTCGAAAATCACGGCGCAGCGCACGAAATTGCGATGCAAGCGCACGATCAAGCACATCAAAAAGATATGGCTGCTGTAGCAGCAGTTCAGCAGCAACAACAGGGAGATGAAAATGGCGGAAACAACAGTAGTCAACCCACCGCAGCACAAGGAAGTTGAGAACTTCTCAGACGCAGAGCGCTCAGAGTGGCTAAAAACGGGCGCGATGCCGCTGCTTGAAGAAAAAGTTTCGTCGTCAGAAGCAGACGCCTCGGCAGCGTCTACACCCGCCTCCAAAGAAGCAGGGGGGAAGGAGCCTGGGTCGGGGCCAGGCAAAAAAGCACGCAGTTCAGACGAGAATTGGCGAGCGCTAGAAGCCGAGCGCAATACGGAGCGAGAGAAACGTGAAGCTGCCGAGAGAGAGCTTGAAGAGTTTCGCACCGGAAAGCGCAAAGCAGAAGAAAAGCAGGTTGAAACAGCTCCTAAACTTCTTGAAATGCCGAAACGCCCGTCGATGGGACAGTTCCGCGACGCGGCAGGAACGTTGGATTTCGAAAAGTATGAAGCAGCGCTCGACAAATACGAAACAGATAAAGACGCTTACAGTAATCAACAAGTTCAACTGCGCACTGCTACGCAGCAGCAAGATCAAGCGATCAAAACGTGGCAAGGCGAACTAAAAACAAAGTACGGTGCGAAAGCTGACGGAATAGACGTGAAGAAAACAGTAGATGCGCTGGCAACTACAATGCAAAGCGCACCCGCCTTCTTCATGTTCTTAAACGACTCAGAGGTTTTCACCGACCTTGTTTACGTGCTCGGCACAGACCCGAAGTTGAACGAATTGCTAGCTGAAGCGAAAGACCCGAAGACGATGACGCGAGCGATCAGAAAGCTCGTCTTGCTAGAAGATGGCGTAAAAGCTGAGCTTGGGAAGCCTATCAAGGAAGTTCCTAAGCTTGAAAAGAAGCTAACGACTGCTGGTAAGCCTCCTATAGAGGCTGGCGGCGGCTCGTCAACGCCACAAGACGACGGCAGTTCTGATGCTGCTTGGCAGCGTAAAGACCTCTCTGTAGAAGCTCGCGGCGAGCTGTATCGCGAGCGTAAAAACGCCGAAGAGCGGGCAAAACGGAAACGTAAAGCTAACTAGAGCGAAGCATAGCAGCACGCCGCTGCTAATAGGAAACCAACATGGCAGAAGGTCAATATGTATTTCCTGATTGGGTTGCTGAAGAAGCGCTCCGTCTACTGATCAACATGCTTGAAGTTTCGCAGTACATGAACACGGCATTCAACAAGGAGTTTGAACGTGAATTCCCTGTCGGTGAAGTTGTTCGCGTGAAACTTCCGCAGCGCTTTTTGATCCGTGACGGTCTAGGCTATTCTCCGCAACCGATTAACCGCATTAACACGACAGTTGCGTGCAACCAAATCTTCGGTGTTGACTTCGAGTTTGACGACTTCGAAGAAGCTCTGCTTATGGAGCGCTCGAGAGAAGAAATCTCGGAACAATATTTGCGCCCAGCAATGGAGCAGATAGCCCAGGAAATGGATACTCGCGCAGCGTTGTTCGCGTATCAGAACGCGAATAACATCGTCGGTGTGCTCGGTACTGACCCGAACTCAGCGACAACGTTTATGCAAGCTAGGCAGCGCCTGAAGAACTTAGCCGGTGCGACTCGTGGCAGCGATAACGCTATGATCGTACCGTCGAGCGTCTATACGGCGTTAGTCCCCGTACTGCAGGCGTTGTTCAACCCTGTAGACGAAATAAGCGAACAGTACAAAGAAGGTTCGCTCGGTCGTCTCTGGAACTTCGACTGGTACGAGTCAGAATCGCTGTTCCGTCATACGGCAGGTAACTGGCAGACACCGGCGAACAATACGCTTGCTGCAACTTCAGCAGGCGGAACAACGCTAACTGTCAACAACACAGCAGGTGATGTTTACAACGTTGGCGACGTGTTTTCGATTGCCTTAGTAAATCAAGTCAACCCGATGACACGGCGCTTCGTTTCGCAAGTTGCGAAAACGTTCGTTGTAACTGCTCCGCTTACAGGTACAGGCGCAGGAACGGATGTGCTGAACATCTCGCCTGCTATCTTTCCGCCCGGTTCGCAGTATCAGAACGTTGACGCAGCACCGCTTGTTAACGCTTTGATGACGCTATTTCCCGGTACAACTACGCCGAGCTTGAAAACCGGCGGTCAAGGCTTGTGGCTTAATAAAGATGCTTTTGCGATGGTAGGCGTTAAACTGCAATCGCCGAAAGCTACTGAGTTGACTTCACAAGCACGCGATAAAAAGACAGGAATCCCGGTTCGTTTCGTCAGAATGTATTCTCCTACTGAGAAGAAAATGACGAATAGCTGGGATACATGCATCGGCTTCGGCCAACTCTACGCCGACAGCTGTGCAGGGAGGGTTCTGTGCGGATAACAACTAAACTATTTGCAGTTCTCGCAATGTTCGCTGCGCTTGCATTTTCTGTTTCAGCGCAGCAGAACTATCTTGGGCAAACAACGTTATCAGGTGCTATCGCAGGTCAGTATCTAGGGCCTGGCTCGACCGGTAACGTTCCTGCTCCGACGATTATTACTGTAACGTCAGCAACTAGCATTGTTGGCGCTAACCCGCAGCTTGCTATTACTGCAAATCAGCCAAACTTTCAGACTGAGTTGTATATCGATAAAGAAGCGATGCTGGTAACTGCAGTTACCGGTACGGCTCTTACCGTTGTTCGTGGCGTAGCTGGTACAGTAGCGACGCCGCATACAACTGGAGCTATGGTGCTGTTTGGCCAGCCGCGCTTCTTCTATACGCAAGACCCTGGCGGACTCGGCTCTCCCGGTGGTACGTCGTTTCTCTCGAACGTGCCATGCATACTGGCTAACGTCGTCGTTTCGCCGTGGGTTAATATCCGTAGCGGAGCGCAATGGTACTGCAATCCGAACTCATTGACGTGGCAACCGGGATTCAATAACCCGATGCTACCGTTAGGGGCTTCGTTTGCAACTACTGCGAGCGTTGCCGGTGCGACGAACATTGCCGGACCTGTAACGAAAATCTCCGGTGCGAACGCGATTACATCGTGGACGTTTACCGGTAACGGTGCAGTTGGCGTTGCTGGTAGCGG